GGAATTGGTTAAGGTCTTGCGTGTAGAGCCGTCCCTGCACCATTGTCGTGCCATACAGATAGGCGAGGTCATTGATGGGTATGGAAAGCCCTGCTGCGATGTCGCCAAGGCGTATAAGCGTCTCGTTCACCTTGTCGGCTTCGACACCGTAAGCGAGCAGCTGCTTTGCTCCGTTGGCGACCTCCGACATACCAAACGGCGTGGTGGCGGCTGTCTTTATGAGTTGCGACATTAGCGCGTCCGCTTTGTCGGCAGACCCCAACATCGTCTTGAACGCCATTTCAAGCTGTTGGAACTCACCGCGCACGTTGGCGACCTGCACGGCGAAGTCCTTAACCTTTGACACGGCGAAATATCCAGCCACAGCCGTTCCTATCTTCTTCATAGAAGCGTCTATGCTGTCGCCCTCCTGCTTGGCGGTCGAGCCTATGCCTTGCAGGAGGCGTTGGCTCTCGGCAGCGTCCGAGCGAAGCTGCGAGTTGTCAAGCCCAATGCCGAAGTCAATTCTTCCGTTGTTTGCCATGTCATTCTATGTTATCGAAAAACGCCTTAACTCTCGCCCTGTTTTTCGGGTCGTCCGCCCTGATGATGTCCTCTCGCTTATCCTTATTCCTCTTGCTGTTGTAAGACGGCAGGACAGCCCCAAGCATTATCATGTTGGCATAGCTCAAATCATACAGAACGTAATCAAAGGAGAAGTTGAAGCCTTTTACTATCCCTGCGACTATTGCCCAAATGCTGTCATTCAGTTCTCCACTTTCGTCTGCCGCAGCAGGTTTATCTCGGTCAGGAAAGTGGTAAGCCCGAAAAAATCCCCAAGTTCCATACCTTGCAGGAGTTGGGCTATAAGCGTGTTGAGTTCCGAGGGTGTCAGCGTCTCAAGTACCTCCCTCGCCACGGCATCTTTTTGGCTCTCCTCTCTGATGACCGTGCGCCTGCGTCTGATTAAGCCCCACAAATAGCGTTTTTCCTCTGTCTGTTGGGTTCTGACCGTGTCGTTGATGTGACGTGCGCCCAGCAGGAGAATAGCCGCCACATCGCCCAATTCTCGGCATTGCTTCGCCACCGACAGGCACTCGCCCACAACATTGTCGGGGTCGAGCTTGATGTGCGGCAAACGAGAAACAGCCTCCGAGACGAGTATCAGCGTGGCTGTACTCGGTGGGGCTGCTGTATATTTCTTGTCGCCGACCTTTACCTTGACTTCCTTTTGCAGGATGGCTTCGGCGACCTTTTGTTCTATGGTCTTTTCCATGCTATTCACGGTGTTAAAGATGTCATAAGTTGCAAGGGGTGGACTCGAACCACCGACCTCCGCCCGATGAAAGCGGCGAGCTGACCGACTGCTCCACCCTGCGATGAAAGCTGTTTTCACCTCCCAAACAGCAAAAGGGTGTCTGTTCCACTCGCCAGCCTGTCGGCACTTCTTACCTTAAAGAAAACTAACACCTCGTGTTAGGTCGTTACCTTTGTGTAGGGCTTCACGGTCTTTCCTGTCTTCGGCTTCAGACAGCGAGCCACATAGTGGAGCAGCTTGCCGTCCGCGGTCGAATAGCTCTCCTCGCAGTGAACCGTGGAACGGTCGATAAGGAAGCCCTCCGTCTCTTCGTCTTCGGGCGTGTAGCGGAAAGCGTGTTCCCCTGATATAAGTCCGTCCGTGTCCTCAAAGGGTCTCTCAACGCCTTTCTTCACGAACGAATCCCACTCAAGTTGGAATTTGGTCTTGCCGTTGCGCGAGTCCACGATTTCGCCTCCCTCCTCCGTGGCGGTCTTCTCGTCGCCAGCAGTGGGTGTCAGCTTCAGCGTGTCCTCTTTCGGGGTGTCGATGGTCTTCCAAGTCGTTCCTGCGGCACCGTCTGTGGATGGGGAGGTCTCAAGCGTTCCCTTGCCCCAAGATAATACTGACATCGTTGTAAGATTTTAATTGTTGTTATTCTGTTTCTCAACCGCAGGCGTGATGACAACCTCGCCGCCGTCCTCCGTTTCGAGGAGCGGGAGATAACCGCTGTCGCCCTCTGTGTCAAGAGCGTCAATCATCGCCTCCTGCGGGTTCTTAATCGGAGCGTAGTCATCGCCGAAATACTTGTATTCGAGTTTCACGACAATGAAGTGCTGATGTATCTCCTCCGCTTCCGATGTATGGATTGTCTGCTGGAGCTTAAACAGATAACAAGACACCTCGGCGGTCAGGCTGTCAACCCAAGCCTGTGCGAGTGCTTCCAACTCCTCGGTGCGCTCGCCGTCCTCAACCAGAACGCCATTGCCCCAAGGGTCGATGTCAGGCACGAAGATGTTGATTGTAACAACGCCCGTCTGTGTCTGACCCGCAAGACCCGCCGTGAATATCACGACAGCGTCTTCCTTGCGGCTATCGCGGGGACGGTTGCCGCTCCGATAGACCTCGCCCGAAATCATCGTGTAAAGGGTGCTGTCTTTCAGAAGTCGGTAGATGTCGCCTTGCACTTGTTTTGAAGTCTTTGCCATAGCTGCCTTGTTATCAGAGTTTAAGCTGTTGAAGCAGGATAGGTACTATTCTGTCGGCTTCCAGTTCCGCGCTGTCCAGCACGTCATATCCACGGTCGGAAACATAGGCGGCGTATTCCTTGCCAGCGACCACGATAAGGACGATGCCCTTGTTGTATTTGCTGACAAGCTCTTTGGCGTATGCCTTGCCGTCCTTTGCCCCTTGCTGACCGCCCAATACGACCTCAAAGCCACCGACAGGCTCAATTATCCTGCCGTCCACGGCGACCACATAACCAATGGAGCTTGTGAGGTTGCCCGTTTGGTCTTTGTAGGTATGGCGAGCGCGGGCGATGTTGTTGCAATGCTCCCCCGCAACGAACATCTGCCGTACGAGCGCGGCGGTCAGACGGTCAACGCCAGCCTGTAAGAACTGACTGATTGACGAGGCGGGAGTAATCATTTTTATTGGCATCGCTCTTTGCTCTGTTATTTTATGCGATTTTGGCGAATGTGGCGGTTTCGCTGTCAAGCGGTATAAGTTATAACCTCGTTTTGAGTTCAACCCCCACAGAGCCGCATTTTCGCGTTTTCTTATATCCATACCCTTATCTCGCAGACGGCTTCCAACGGTTCAATCTGAATAACCGAAAACTCCCCGATGACCTTGCCGCCCCTGTCTTTAAGCCTTATTTGCTCCGCTTCCAAGGGCTGCTCCTCTATCAGCACCGCGTAGGATGCCGAGGTGTAGGGTTCGCCCTGTGTACGCGCAAGCGCATTATACTTGTTGACAAGGTATTGGCACTCTATCGGATTGCCCCAGCCGACATTGGCGGACTTTACGGCATAGCCCGTGTCAGGGTCTATCCCTCCTGCCTTCTTTGTCTTGACTTCGATTGTTCCGTTGGCGATAATCATAACCTGCTGCCTTTGTAACCGTAAATGGTCTTTGGCGTTCCCTGCTCGTCTGCCGCCCCGAAGTCAGCGTAAAGGCTGTTGGCGCGGTTTCGGAACTGGGTGCGCTGCTCATCCGAGAAAGAGTAAGACTGACCGCCCTGCGTGATGTTTGGCGCGAGGGCGAGCCAGCATAGGAGGTCTGCAAAGGCGAGGTTGAACGCCGTGCCGTGCAGGACTTCCTTTGTCGCTTCCTCTGACAGAGAACACCCCCTCCGAGCGCATATCTCCGTGATGGTGCGCTGCGGTATGGGATAGGCGTTAATGCCTTTCAGTGCTTCGAGAACTGTTGCAACCATACGTTACCACGTTGTTGCGTCCGTCTTGACGTAGAGGTTGCGGTAAGCGGTATCAAGCACGGGAACAGCGTCCGCTTGCCCAATAGTCACCTCGCTCTTCGGCTCAATGGTCGCATACTTCTTGATGACTGTATGCGCACGCTCGGCACGGAGAATGGTAGGCTCATCCTCTGTAAGGATGTCGTATTGGGTCGTTCCCAAACGCTCGCTCTCCGCCAAAATCAGGCGGCTATTCGCGAATGGGTTGCCGCTGGTGCTTGTGCCGTCCGTGAACTCACGAGTGATGTTCTGGTCGATGACACGGAGCTGCAAGCCGTTAAGCCATGCCTGCTTTGCCAACATCTGATTGACAGCTGTAAGGTCAGGTGTCTGCGCCATGCCAACCGCGTTGGCGATATAGGAAGCGCAAGCCTTGATAATCTGATCTGCGGAGCAAATCTTATACAGCTCGTCGAGGTTGACGAAGGCGAACTTGGGATTAAGGCTCATCGCCTTTGCTTCTTTCACGAGCTTGGCGAGGTCGCCGATGATGTCTGCGTTGGCAGCGTCCGCCCAGTCTTTCGAGGTGGTCTTCTTCTGCTCATCGTAAACGTCATAGTCAAGGTCGAACTCGTTGGCGTATGTGGCGTTGTTGGTGGTCGTGAACGAGAGCTTTCCTGCGTTGGAAGCCAAAGCCCAAGCGATATACTCAAGCTCCGACTGCACGCCGTCAAAACAGAAGTCCACATCCTCGCCCCAATACTGCACGAGCTTCGTTGCGTCATCGTCCTGCGCGAAAGCGAGGGCTGTCTGATAGTCCTTAATTTCAGAGCGTGTGAGTTCGCGGCTTATGCTGATGAAAGGGATGTCGCCCTTTGCGCTCTCGAAGATAGGACGGCGTTTGCGGAGGATTGTCCCGTTGTCGGTGTGGATGTCAGCGGCAACGTGTGCCTTGCCGAGTTGGTTCTGCAACATCTTCCACACGAAGCCGTTAATCTTCTTCACGGGGAAGTAAGTGCCAAAGGTGAAAGGCTTTGCATCTGCCGTGTTCAGACGGGCTTGCACCATCTGCTGTGTCAAGCCGACAATAAGAGTGTTTACTATTGTTGCCATAGTGATGTCTGATTAAGTTTAGTAATTTACAATGCCTTTGAGTTTCGAGTACACGAAATCGGGCAGTGCGTTGCTCTTCGTCACGCCGATGACCCAAGCATCCGTGTCGATGTTCTGACCGCTGACAACAGGCTTCCCTGTGCCAACGACAGCGAACGGCGTGTATTTGAGTGCGCCCTTTGAAGCGGCTGCGGCTGCTTGCGAGAGGAAGCCCCCGACTGCGATAGCACCTACGGCAGAGCCGAGGGTTATGGTGTCGCTGTCTTTGGCGGTCTTATCAATGGCGGTTATCGCCACGGCTGTGCCGCCCTCCGTTGCCATGACGACATCGCCCACCTTGAGCTGGTGTCCTTTCTTGACCTTTACGGTGGTGTCAGCGGCGGCTGCGGCGGCAACGACCTCGGCAATCTTCACAACGTGACAGATGCCGTTCATGGGTGCGCTGATGACAGAGCCTTCGGGCAGGAAGTCCGCTCCGAGGTCGGTGATGGCGACAGAAACGCCGCCCCTGATGTCAGCGATTTTGTGCATAAGGACGCGCGGGGTGCTGGTGTCCTTTCTGCGTTGTACGGTCATTCCCATTTCTTATGGATTTTAAGAGTGAAACATTAGAACGGCTGTTGGTCAGACTTGGGGGTTGTGTCGCGGTGTGCGATAGCCTCCAGCTGTTCCTTTGACAGCTCGCCCTGTTGCGTGTTGCCGTTCTGTGCGGCTGGTCTTCCGAAAACCGCCCCTCTCTGCTGCGTGTCCTTGACGATGCCGTCCACCTCCGTTGTTACCTCTGTCACGAGGGCAGAGAACTGTTCGTCTGTCAGGCTGTCAACCGATATACGGTCATAGCCCTTGCGGAGTGCTTCGGGCAACTTGGACGTTATCGCCGATAGTTGCTGCTTCCGTGCTGTGGTTGTGCGCTCGCCATCCATACGGTTTAGCCGCTCTGTCAACTGTTCGTTTTGCTTGATTAGCTGTTGGAGCAGCGCGTTTGTCTGACTGTCAGCACCCCCTGTAGGTTGTGTCTGGGTTGTGGTCTGCGGTTTCGCCACAGTGTCACCCCCTTGTTCTGTGCTTGTGATAGGCTTGCCCTCTTTAAGTCCGTATTTCGCTTCGTAGTTATGTACGGCTGTCTGCTGGGCTTCGTTTGCTCGGCTGTCCGCGTAACTGTCTATAAGCTGTTGCAGGCTAACCCCGTCCACGGCGGTCTTAACCTGTTCGACTGTCGTGGCGGTCTTCGCGAGCTTCTGCGCCTGTCTCTGTAAGATGTTCTCACTGACCCCCTGAAACTTGGTTTTCAGTGCTTCTAAAAGTTCTTTGTACATACGTATGCAATTTAACTAAATAGTTTCTCGTGCAAAGGTAGGTATTTTTCTTGAAACGCTTATCATAAAAGCGACAGAATTTTTAATCACTTGAAGTCCAATTTGTAACATTTGTAAGTTAAAGATTATTAAAATAGGGTAGTTTTCAACCAAACGGTTAAATTTTTCTCGGAAAAGTGTGTGATAAATAAAATACTTCACTTAACTTTGTCACGTCAAACATAAATAACTGACAAACAATAACTTAAAATAGAAACAGCAATGACAACAGCAGCTTTAACATTCAGCACACGCGAAATCAACAGGGATTGGCGAATTAAGGTCAGCGGCTTTAACGCCGAGGGTAAGAAACTCAACACGCTGGTCGGATGCAGCGGTCTCTTGGCTCTCATCGGAGCGGAACTGATGAATAAGTTTCTCAACCGCGCTTACGCCTGTGACGATGACGCTTGTGTATGCAAGCTGCGCAGAGGTTTGAAAATCACATTCTATAACAAATAAAATCTTATCAGCATGACACCGAAACAGAAAATGCTTTTTGAAGCAATGACAATCGAAAACGAGACCGCAAAGGTCAGCGGTCAGACAGAAGTCGCTATCGACACCGAGTCTTACGGCTTCATCAACGAAGCGGACGACAGCACCAAGTATGAGCTGTCAGAGCGTATCGAACGCGCCAAGAGTCTGCTCGCTCTCGCCAAAGAGAGGAAGCAGAAGCAGGACTGGCTCGCCACCGAAGAGGGGCAGGCTTACAGCCGCAAGGTCGCCGAAGCAGAGAGACGCCTGTCAGCCGCATTCCACAAGCTCAAATCCGACACGCTCAAACAGATTGAAGAGCTTGTGAACGCAACGCTCGGCGACCAATGGGGCGTTGGGTCTTTCAGCGACACACAGATTGAGATAGGCATCATCGACACGGACAAGCCTGTCAGAGAGGACGGAACACACAGCATCGTGTTCGGACACCATTTCACACTATACATTGGTTGGGATTACCTCCAAAACAACAAACGATACGAAATCAACTTCGGCTGCATGGGGAGCTTTGACCCTGTTAAAGACACCGTGTATGTTGCATTACTCCAAGGGATTGCAAAGTTCGCCACGGACAGCAAGGCACGGGAGAGGGTCTTATCTATCACCAGCGAGTATCTGGCAAGCCATAAGGCTCTGACAGAGGAATACAAGAATATCAAGAACGCCACACCTTTTAATGTCTGATGACAATGGAAGCAATCATAGAGGGTGCATATCTCGCTGGCTTCGAGCCGAGCGCAGACGCTCTGACAATGGAAGCCCTGTTTGTCGAAGCGGAGGATTATCTGATACGAATATCTTTTCAATAACTTAAACTCATAACACAAATGGTACACACAACCGAATTACAGCAAGGCTTGAACCAAGTCGTAATGAACAAGGTTCAGCGGATGATTGACGGCAAAGCCGTCGGCGTAAAGGCGACAATGGAACGCCTTATCAACGAGGGCAAGATTGCCCAAGACTACATCGCCCCTATCGGGGTAAACCTCAAAGCGCAAGACCACGCGCCTGTCATAACCTTTTCGGGCGACCACGGTCTGATGATGAATATGCCCGATGGTCAGTTCACGGTACACGACAACGCCGTGTATCAGCTCGCCGACCGTATGGGCATTCCATCCCGCTATCTCCGCTCTTTGGCACAGGGCGAGCCGTGGGCAGTTATGCTCGCAGCCTATCTTCTCAACCAGCATAGCGAATGGACGCAGCGCAGCCGTGTCTTGGTTCGCACGGTCGGTCAGCAAGTCCGTGGCGTTCTCTCTGACAGTTACCGCCGCCTTAACTCGGTGGAGATACTGACCGCCTTTGTGCAGGAAGCCGCAGGGCAGGGAGCGGTCATATCGGACGCATACATGAACGACACAAAAGTATGGGCAGAAACAATCCTGCCGCAGCCGTTGGAGATACCGACCGCCAACAACGGAATGGTTACAATCTTCGCTGGCGCACGTTTCAGCACGTCGGACTATGGGGACGGCGCGGTGGATATGCGGGCGTTCCTCTTGAACGGCGCGTGTCTTAACGGCATGGTGCGCGAGAGTGTGATGAAGCAGGTACATCTCGGCGCGAAACTGCCCGACAACCTCGCCCTGTCAAACGAGACCTATGCGCTCGACACGCGAACCACCGTGTCAGCGGTCAGAGACTTAACCAAGGGGCTGTTCAGCAAAGACAACCTCTTGCAGAAAGCCTACGAGATACAAGGCGCGTCCGAAATGGAGGTTGACCTTGACCACGAGCTTAAACGTCTGACACACGAGGGCGGCTTGCTCAAATCCGAGTGCAAGGAGGTTGAGAAGATACTGATGCGTAACGACCCCGAAGACGGTGTGCAGGGAGGAGCCACGCTGTGGAAGCTGACACAAGCAATCACGGCACACGCAAGAGAGTTGACACCCGAAAGAAGCCGCGAACTTCACGAACTGTCGGGTTCTCTGATGAACAGGGTAAAACTGACCGCATAACACACAAACGACCGCCACAGGGGTTGTAAGAGCGTCTGTGGCGGTCATTAAATCACAACAGCAATATGACAAACAACGATTTCACGTTTGAGCAGGACTTCGACCGTTACGAGGGAGGTCTTGTATGGAAGAACGCCAAGACTTTGAAGCGTTACAAGGAACTGTCAGAGCAACACGCCCCCGCAAAAGGCTGGTTCGCGGCTTTCAGCGACAAGCAGTTTTCCGAGGGGCTGTCTGACCTTATCAGCAAGGGAGAAGCCAAGAGCAAGGAGGACATAAAGAGTTTCGGTTGTGGCGTGTTCGGAACACGCGAGGGGCTTAAAGCGATGGTGGACTTCTATCGAGAGCGTGACAAGCGCATCGCCGAGGAATGCGACCCGCAGGAGGTGTACTGCGTGGAGTTCAACAATCACGAATGTATGATTGCCTATGACGGCGACTTGGAGGCTATGCGTCTCTGCATTGACCTTTTCGGCG